GTATAAACAACTATGGGAGGAGGATTAATGCAATTAGTAGCTTATGGCGCACAGGACATCTATCTTACTGGTAATCCACAGATTACTTTCTTTAAAGTAGTATACCGAAGACACACTAACTTTTCAATGGAATCTATTCAACAAACCTGGGCAGGTACATTTTCACAATCAACTGGTGCTGGTCGTTGTACCGCCACTATTGCCAGAAATGGTGATTTAGTTAATAGATTATATATAGAATTTGATAAATCTGTATTTAACCCATCAACATCACCTTCCGGAAGTGGTATATTTTCTGATACCGGTTTAAATAATGGACCCGCTCAATGGATAAATACAGTTGAATGTGAAATCGGTGGCCAAACTATTGATAGACAGACTGGGGCTTGGATGGAAGCTTGGGCTGAATTAACTGAACCGGACGCTGTTATAGCCGAAGGTAGATCACGATTTCAAAATATGTCTTCTATGGGTGGAGCATTTGGCGGTATTCGAGTCAGTAATAATAATATATATGTTCCACTTAGATTTTGGTTTTGTGAGAATCCGGGATTAGCACTTCCATTAATTGCTCTTCAATATCATGAAGTAAAAATTATTGTAGATGCTCAGCAGCCTTATCCATTAGACCTGAACGGCGCCACAACAAACGGTGATCCACAATTATGGGCTGATTACATTTACCTTGACACTGATGAAAGACGTAGATTCGCTCAAGTAAGTCATGAATATTTAATTACACAAATTCAATATCAAGATTTTAGTGTTTCTGGTAGCGCTAATAATCAAACATGTACTCTAACATTTAATCATCCAGTTAAAGAACTTGTATGGACTGGCACATTTGGACCCAACGCGTCGGAATCTACTAATAATGGCCTATTTACAACTCTTTCTTCTGGTGCTTATCAATTAAAATTAAATGGTCATGATAGATTCGCTGCTAGAGATAGAAATTATTTCACAAGACAACAAGTATGGCAATATCACAGTGGACCAGGTGGTTTAACGCAACAAACCGCCGATCCCCAACCAAATGATTCCATAGCTGTATACTCATTTGCTCTTAAACCAGAAGAACATCAACCATCTGGAACATGTAACTTTTCAAGAATAGATAATTCACAATTACTATTAAATGATACAAGCCCGGTCTCCCCAACTTCTGCTATAAATACAGTGTATGCAGTGAACTACAATGTCCTTCGTATCATGAGTGGTATGGGTGGTTTGGCTTATTCCAATTAAGTAGTTTATTAAAGTTTTATATTTAATATTTTTTTTCTATACTATTATATATAAATAATGGGAGGAGGATTAATGCAACTCGTAGCTTACGGTGCTCAGGATATATATTTAACTGGTAATCCACAAATTACATTTTTTAAAGTAGTTTATAGAAGACACACTAACTTTTCTATGGAATCTATTGGACAAACTTGGTCAGGTCATTCTGACCTTGGAAATATTGGCAAATGTGGAGCAAATATTAATAGAAATGGTGATTTAGTAAATGGATTACATATTCAAATAACATCTGCATCACATGCCGATCACCATTTCACTGGATGTAATCCGGGAGCTAACTTTATTGGAGAACATACAATTGAATTAGGTGGTCAAATTATTGATAGACAAACTGGATCATGGTTAGAAACTTGGTCTGAACTAACTAATAATAATCCAACTGGTCAAATAGCTATATCAAATGCTTCTGGTGTAAGTAATACATTATTTCAAAGGACAACATGTATGGGTGGAGTATCTAACCATGTATCTAACAATAGTAATATGGAACTATTTTCTAAACAACCTGTATTTTATGTACCATTACAGTTTTGGTTTTGTAGAAATCCTGGTTTAGCATTACCATTAATTGCTCTTCAATATCATGAAGTTAAATTTAGTATGGAAAAACCGAAAAAAATATGGAAAAATGCGAAAATGACTTTATTTGCTGATTATATATACCTTGATACAGACGAAAGGAGAAGATTCGCACAAGTAAGTCATGAATATTTAATAGAACAAATACAACATACTTCATTTACAACAGAAACAAATATTTTTGAATTAAATTTTAATCATCCTGTAAAAGAATTAATATGGACAGGTGAATGGAATAATGGATTTAACCAATCATTATTGTCCAAAAACATGCCAAATAATGATAAATGGTTACTACAAATAAATGGTCATGATAGATTAAGCACAAGACCCACTACATATTTTACGAAACATCAAATATTACAACATCACACAGGTCCAGGTGGTTTAAATTCATCTTATTCACAACCAGGTAATTTTTTTAATGATTCAATTGCCGTTTACTCATTTGCTCTTAAACCAGAAGAACACCAACCAAGTGGAACTTGTAATTTTTCAAGGATAGAAAATGCACAATTAAGTTGTACAGGTGATGTAAAGATGAAACTAGAAATATATGCTGTTAATTATAATATATTAAGAATAATGAGTGGTATGGGTGGTTTGGCGTATTCTAATTAAACCAATATAATTCTCTTAATTTCAAATTATTAAAATGTTTATAATATTTTTTTAAGGTATATATTTTTAAATTTAAAGTATTAATTTCTAATCCTTTATTAGTAAATTTTTTATTATTATTTAAAATATAATTAATATATTTAATTCTATTTAAGTATCCTTTTTTTCTTTTCCATTTCCATTCACATTTCATAGCTTCTTTTTTACATTCGAAACCATCTATTATACATATTGGTTCCCAATATCCTTTATTATTATTTGTATATTTTGCTCCACCTGATAAGATACTATTATGTTGTTTCCATCTCTTAAAAAAATCATTAGTATAACCAATATATGATTTATTATTATTTTTTAATAAATAAACTAAAAACATATATATATGTAAAGATATTTTATATTTTATATATATTATATAAATGGTCGGAGGATTATTACAATTAAAAGAAAAAGGAGCACAAGATATATATTTAACAGGAAATCCACAAATTACCTTTTTTAAAATAGTTTATCGTAGACATACAAATTTTTCGATGGAATCTATTGAACAAATATGGACAAATACACCTTCTAGTGATCAATTATCAACAAGATGTGTTATTGGTAGAAAAGGAGACTTAATATCAAAAATATATATTCAAGATGTAATATATGCTGATAATATTTTTTCAAGATCTTTTAAAGAAAATAATCCAGGACATGATCAAATTAATAAAGTAAATATTCAAATCGGATCACAAATAATAGATGAACATACTAATAATTGGTTAGAAACTTATTCAGAATTAACTCAAAAAAATGAATGTGGTTGTTTTAGTTCTACTTTAAATGCAATATGCATGGGTAAAAAAAATAATAATGTAATTAATAAAAATAATATAGAAAATTTTAACCAAGAAAATTTAAATGGATTAATTACAGGTCCTTCATCCGGATACAATTTAAATGGATTATACACATCGGGTTTATCAGAAGAAAATAATCATAATAATTTATGTACCAAATTTCAAGCATTAACATTGTCAGGTGGAGTAGGTGGATGTATAAATACTATTGATGATATAAATAATACTAATCGTGGATCATATGAATCAGCATCATTTACTCAATCAGGTTTAATTTTCCAATGGCTATCATTTAAAAATTCGTCACCGGGCTATAATGGAATTTCAATTCCAACTAGTGCTTCATGGATACCTAATCCTAACAGTACTTTATTCAAACAATCACCTGATGATAATGATACAAGTACTATTATAGAATATTCTAATTATTTTGATAATAATTCTTTTGGATTTATACATGTTCCATTACAATTTTGGTTTTGTAGAAATCCTGGATTAGCATTACCACTAATAGCATTACAATATAATGAAGTTATAATTAATATAACTTTTAAGTATATAATAAAAAATCCACAATTATATGTTGATTATATATTTTTAGACACTGATGAAAGAAGAAGATTTGCTCAAATATCTCATGAATATTTAATTGAACAAGTTCAAACAATTAGATCAACACCTGGTCTCACACACAATTTAAAATTTAAAAATCCTGTTAAAGAATTGATATGGGTTAGTTCTACATCTGATAATATATCGTCAGCTGATTATGGTGATTCTCTTAAAGGTGATTGGAAATTACAAATAAATGGTAATGATCGGTTTTCATATAGAGATGTATCATATTTTACAAAACAACAAATATATGATTATCATAGTGGTTATGGAGGAGTTACTGTTAGAAATAGTATAGCTGTTTATTCTTTTAGCTTATATCCAGAAGATCATCAACCAAGTGGAACAATGAATTTTTCTAATATTCAATATTGTTATTTATTAAATAAGGCTCGTAGTGATTTAGAACTAGATGAAATTAATAATCAAAATATTATAGTATATGCCGTTAATTATAATATATTAAGAATTTTATCTGGTCAAGGAAGTCTAGCATATACTAACTAAATAATATCTGTTCTACACATGGGACAATTTATATTATTATCATTAAACCACGGTTGTAAACATTCTTTATGAAATATATGTGTACAATTTAATTTTTTTATATTTTCACCTGATTTAAAATCTTCTAAACATATTGAACAACATTCATCTGGTAATTCTTCATGTAAAATCAATGTATTTAAATTATCTACATTAATTGGTTGTCTTAATGTTCTATTTCTAGAAATAATTATATTATCTCTATTAAGATTAATACATTTCATTATATAAACACCAAATATTGTAATAAGAGATATACTTAATAATACATTTATTCCGGACATTCCATGCATTATTAATGGTGAAGTAGAATTTGTAAGATCATTATTTATATTTGGTTCATTATGTTGATGTGAATATGGTTGATAATGTGATTCAGGTGATGGAACTTGTATTATTTCCGGATCATTATAATAATGTAATATTTCATCACCATTTATTTCATACATAATATTTATATATAATTTAATTTATATTTAAATTAAAATCCATTATATTTAATTATTATTATTTTTATATTATCATAAATATTTTTTAAAACTCTTCTTATAAATAAATATTTATCTTTATTTAAATTATTATACATAAATATAATAAACTCATAAAGTTCATTAAATATATTTAATTTAATTAATATATCTTTTTCAATATTATTACTTTTATATTCAGAATTTAAATTATCAGAGTCTATAATTTTATAAATAATATTTAATAAATATAAATCATTATCAACTTTATTTTTGAAGAAATGCGATTCAATATCTTCTAACTTATTTATAAAATCAGATATATTATTATATTTTCTTAAATACCATAATAATTTAGGATTATCTGATTCAATATTACTATTTTCTATGTTCCTTTGATGATTAATAAAATAATCATAAATTTTATTAATATTATCCATTTTTATAGATGAATTTAATTTATTTAAAATTCTATGATTGTCATTTATATTTTTAGATGATCCTGTTATATTTGGAAGATATCCTTTCATTAATGATAGATAATCTATATCTCCATAAAATACTACATTTCCACGTGTATCTTGACCTCTACGACCAGCTCGACCACTCATTTGTAGATAGTCTTCATTAGTAAAATTATTAGATCCATTAAACTCCATTAAACAACATGTTCTTACTGGTAAATCTATACCCATACATAAAGTTTTATCAGATATAACTATTCCTATCTTTTTTGTTGATAAAAGTTTTTGAAGAATCCATTTATATTCATCTGGCATTGATTCAATGTATAAACCCACGCCTCTTTTAAGCATCTGAAAAATAGGATGTTCATATGGTATTTTTATTCCTAATGTTTTCATAATCTCTCTTCTAATATGTTTTATAGTTTCACCTGACATAGGTTCGTCCATTGTAAAACAAAAATCATTATGTTTCTTAAATATATCTTGATGACAAAAATCAGGATTATCTGTAAATTTTCTATATTCTTTATTAATATTTTCTTTTTGAATATTTATTAGATATTTATCTATATCTTGTCTATTAATATCATTTATACATGATAAATAAAAATCTGATACATCTGATACATATTTCTCTTTTTGTTTACGATCATAATTATCTAACCGTGTTGTTTTATCTGTAATTGCATCTTTTGATTGTTTCGATATTTTTATATTTTCAGAAAATTTCGATCTATTTTCTAAATATTTTGTATATAATTCTTGTTTCTTTTCTAGAATAGTATAGTGAAAAGGATATTCTTTTTCTTCTGATTCAGCTAAATTATTATAAATATAATAAAATAAATTTTTACATACTTGTGAATCAGTATTAAAAATTATCATAGGGAACATTTCTTTATCATCACAATTTCTTAAAAATTTAATAATGTTTTCTTTTGTATCATTATTACTTTTATTTACTTTTAATTTATTTAAAATTTCAGATATTTTTTTATCATTTTTATTATCTATAAGGAATTGTTTAAGATAATGTTCATAATTTAAACAATCATCTAATGTTAATAATTTATTTACTTTAAAATATTCATCGGGTGACATATTTTCAATTGATTCTTCACAATCATTATCTTCATAAACTTCTTCAATACATTCCCATAATGTAGAACAATCATTTGGTGTAAAAGATAATGAATTTTGAATAAAATCATCATTTAAATCACTAATATTAATTGAACATAATGGATGAATAGATTTTAATCCATTATTAAATATCCATCTTTGATGATTAATAAATCTTTTATTATATTCAACATAATGTATCTTTTTGTTTGCATGTATTTTATTAAATACATTTTTTAAGAAATTAATATTACCAATTGTAGCAGATAAAGCTAAGAAATTACAATTTAATATCTTTATTAAATTTTCATATATATCACCATCGTCTGATTTATTTAAATTATGAATTTCATCAAACACAGCATAATCAAAATGTGTTCCTATTTTATATAGATTGTTTTCAATTTCAGTGGGAGTGCCTACAAATATATTAGTTTTAGCATCAAAAGAATTATGAGATAAATTATCTACTAAATAATGAACTTTATATCCCATATACATAAAATTAGATCCAACTTGATATGCCACTGGTTTAGCGGGACATATATATAATATTTTTTTATGAATAATTCCACTACTCATAGCTATCCATGTTTTACCGGCCGATGTCGGTGCTTTAACAATACATGATTCTTTTTTATTAACTATATTAATAACTTGTTTCTGCCAATCATCTAATTTTTTTTCGGGTGTATCCCAAAAATTTAAAGGTGGTAATAAATATCCTAATTCTTTCATCATATAAAGTTTATATTCATATTTTTCTAACTTACATCCAATAGTATTTAATAATTCCTTAAAATTAGTATTACTACTATCTTTTAATTGATAATATAAAGAAATAATATAATGCATATGAGTTTTTTTGTGATTATTCCAATAAAAATCTAATAACATGAATTTCATTTTTTCTATCCCTTTATTGGATTTTAATAGTTTTATAGTTGAAAAAGGATTATTTATATCTTTATTATTAAATAAAAAATCTAATTTATCTATATCATTTTGAATTAATTTTTCTTCTTTTTTTTTAGTAACTTCTGCGCGAATTAAATCAGCTTTTTTAACAACTTTTTTTTTATTGTTATATCCTTTATTTCCGTTAGATTTATTGGAATATGAAATAGTGTCTTCAATAATATGTTTAAGATTGGTATTTAAATTTAATGATAGATCACGGATAAAGACATTAAAATTGTTTTTATCTATGCTTTGTTTTAATAGAAAATCCATTATATTACAATATAAAAAGTAAATTATACTTAAATAGTTTGCTCAGCTTGAATACTTTTTGGTACAAAATGAGCATTAGTATTATTAATTTTATTAATATCTATTGGAACATGACTAGCTATTTTATTCATCTTCATTTTCACAGATTGACCATCTTTTCTAATATTTAATCCATCACACCCACTATCTAAACTTTTATATTTATTTGTTGATCTTAAATTATTATAAGGGTTTGGTTTTTTATTTAATAAATTTAATTCTTTTTGTAATCTAAAAATATTTAAAATCAAAATATTAAAGAATATTATAATCAATACAATAAATATTATTTCACAGTTCATATATATATATATA